AACCTGCCAGAAGCCATTGGCCGCCGTGATCAGATGGCCAGGCCCATAAGGAGTGTCATTCGTCCAGACGCCGACATACTGGAAAGTTGCGACCGGCAGCGGAATGACTTGCGACGTTCCATCAGTGAAATGAAACGTCATGCTGTTGGGTGTGTAGGTAACGGTGTCGATGCGCTTGCCCTCGGCCAGGTCGGCGTTGAGGGTTACAATGCGCTGGTCGACATCATGAAAATTGCCATCAACCTGCGCCGCGCTGTTCGGCGTGCCGGTGCCAGCCCCCCATGCGCCAGTCGTGACGTAGACAATCGTCATGGAGTGACTTTCTCATCGTTCCGCACAATGATGTTCTTTCTCTTGACCTCGATATTTTTCGCTTCTTGAACTGGTCGATAATAGTGAATCATGACCTCGTTAGTTTGTCCGTCTTTACTCTTCGGCACGAGATCATCAGCAGTGAACCCGCGCCCCGGCTCGTCCGGCTCCGCCTCGTCACCATTGAAACCGGGGGACTGCTCCGGCGGACCCTTCATCCAAATTTTATTCGGAACCTGGATGTCTACAAAATTTTCCTTGTTAACGGTGCCATCATCCTCTTGCTGATAGACGCGCACGTCGTCCACGCGGCGCTGGGTTTCTTTTCGCTTGTTTGTTGACGTGCTTGCACTGAAGCTGGTTGAAAGACCGACCTGGTTGGCGCCGTTGCCGTGGATCACGGCAAAGCCCTTGTCGGGATCGTCCTGCGGCGGCAGCGATCGGGCTGGTGCCGGTCGGATGTTGGGCAAAACAACAGGCCTGACGACAACCTCGAACCCCGCCATTAGACTGCCTCCAGATCATAGCCGGTGGGAATCTGCAAATCGGTTACCTGCAACTCGTAATCGGTCGAGAATTCGCGCGTCATGCTCTTGAGCTTGAATTTGGCGCGGGTCTCAAACCGTGACTTTACAATTGCAGCGAGATCATCCCCCTCCACAATTATTTCCGGCACGTCGGCCCCATCTGTATTTGATTCCGACCCATGTTCAACGACGAGTCCCACCTCGATGACATCCTCTGCCGTCAGCGCAGACAGGAAGTCGATGCCGTCATCATTGGGTGAGGCGTCCGGCGGCTGGTATCCGACCGATGAATCGAGGAAGGCGTCCACCAGGACGGTTCGTCCGACAAATTGCTGATAATCAAAGCCTACATAATCGATGTCGCAGTAGGTCGGCAATCCATCGTCCGCCACAGCCAGACCGCCGTAACCGATGGTGCAGCCCATGCGAATCTCGCATTTGATCCGGCCATCCGAACCGTCGAGCGCGATCGAATAGCCGATGATCTTGCCCAGGGCCTCGCCGACACGAGGTTCGGCCAGGAATGCGCTTTTGCGCAGTGTCACCTCCGGCATGCGCGACAGCTTGGGTGCGAACGTGATTTCCACGGCCCGCGCCCGCTTCATCAGATTTGTGCGCGCCAAGGCGATCAGGTGCTCGACACTTCGATTTCCGCGCTCGGTCGCGATATAGGATCGTCGTCGCGGATCGCCGATTGGTATCCCTTCCTCGGGGTCACTCAGATTGACCGAGCGGATATCGTCGATCCGTAACGCCTCTCCATCCTCGGGGTCGGTCAAGATCGGTTGCACATCGGCAAACAATGTCAGCGACACTCGCTCGGTGCATTGCCGTTCGGCGGTGTAGCCTGCCACCAAGGTCGCCTTGATGGATTGTATAACCAGTGCAGAATAGGATGCCGAATAGTTGCGGCTAGTAGAATAACTGCCAGTACCATCCAGGTCATAGGTTGCACTATAGGTGTCGGTGGTAACCCCGCCCCCCACGATTATGTATGCAACGCCGACGGTGGTGTTTGAAATTGACCATTCAACTTTGGAGGTGGAGCCGTCCTGCTCCACCACAGTGAGACTGCCTGACGAAGCGTTGGTCCCGGTCCCCAGGTAGGCCAGATCGGTGGCAGTTGATTCCGCCACTTCCCAGCCATCGCCAAGGCTCGTCCCGTGCTTGGGCCAATCAGCGGCATTCAATGATGGGATTTCGCCACGCTCTGAACCAGGCCAGTGCGAGATCAGATAGCTGGTCAGATCGACCGTGCCGCGCGCCTGCTGGGTCCAGGTAAACTCGGCATTGACATCGACGCGGGTCAGCGGCCCGCTCGCCAACGTCAGGCCGAGCCCGTCCCAGAACACCTTGCCGGCTTCGCTGCCGCCATCGAATTCGACCAGGCCGTCTTCGCCGGTGATCTCGTCGGAGACAGTGATCACATGGGTCTCGCGATCGTAATGCCAGACCTTGGTGTAGCCCTCGAGCACGACATCAGGGTCTTTGCGCCGCTCCTTGTCGAGCACGACCGGATCGTAGTACGGCAGCACCCGCAGCGTATCGGCAAGCGCCTCCTTCTGCGCCACGACATCGAACGGCCGCGCCACAAATTCCAGCGTCACCAAATCTTCGAATATGCTGGTCGGGATGCCGACGAGGCGGCCGCGGAACTTGATCAGATCAGGCCCGCAGTCGAGCGCGAACCACACCCATATCTTGCGGCCGGGTCCGAGCAGCCCGATGGCACCACCGGCCTCGTTGCGCGGTCGGCGGACAACGGCGGTCAGGCTCGCCGGGTCGCCCTCTTCCTGCTTCAGCTCAAACGAGAACACAGCCTCGTCCCAGCGCATGTGTTCGCTGCCGAACGTGGTTTCGCTGGCATCGACCCAGGCGAAATAGGGTAAGCCTGCCGGCATCGATCAGGGCGTCCTTTGCTCGGCCTCGAGCTGCCACGCCACCTCGGCCGCCCATTCGTCGCGCGAGGTGTTCCAGGTCGTCACCTTGGCCAGGATGATCAATTGGCCATCACTTTGATTGCCGGCACCGAGACCACCAATGCAGGTGATGGTGACATCCTGGCCCGGCCACACATCGGTTAGCTCGGGCGCCTCGTGGTCGGTGCAGGTGATTGAAACCTTGTGCTGGCGAAACTGCTCCAGCGAAATGTCGGCCAAGTCCCCGCGGCAATCGCGCGCCACGTTCTTGGCCTGCTCGATCGGCTCGAGGGTCATCGTTATCCCCCGTACCGCATATTGCGAGAAGTCGACGCCGTCGATCGATAGCAGGGTGTAGGCAGGAGGCATCAGGAATACCGGCTTGGCTTGCGTCCACCCGAGCGTACTTGCGCTTGCACCGCAGCCTTGCGCAGTTCGTCGACCACGCCGGACGAGGCGCGCAGGCCGCCGATCGCCGGCAGGCCGGGAAACTGAATGGTGACGTTGCTCATGCCGCCGGCGAGGCCGCCGCTTGCGAATGCCGGCATCACCCGCGGGACCATGCCACCCAGCGCGAAGCGACCCATACCGTCGAGCACCCGCGAGAGGTTGCCGCCGGATCGCCGCAACGCCTCAAGGAACGCGAGCACCCCTGGCTGGGCAACTGCCCGCGCCGGCATGATGTGCTCGCCACGCGATAGCCAAGCGAGATTGCTGTCGGACGTGCCGGTGCCACGGCCGCCGAGCAAGCCACCGCGCGCAAAGGATAGGGCATCGATTTCGGACGCCATGTCCATCAGCGCCGCCGCAATCTGCGCCATGACGCCTTCCAGACTTTTTTTAATCTCCCGCGTAAATTCAGCGGGATCAAACCCGCTGCCCTCAATCAACGAAGTCAGGCCGCCATCAGCAAAGCCTGGTATTCGGCCCGAGCGCCGCAACGCCTCGAGCAACGAAAGGACGCCCGGTTGCCGCACCGCGCTTGCCGGCATGATGTATTCACCACGCGACAGCCAAGCCAAGTTGCTATCCGAGGTGCCGGTGCCACGCCCACCCAGCAGACCGCCGCGGGCCTTGCCCTCGATGGCGCCGCTGCCGGTAGGAACAACTTTGCCCGCGTCGCCCCTGAGCCCGAGGAACTGCAGCAGCTTATTGATCGCGCTCTGGATCGCGCCGGTCAGCGCGTTCCATGCCTGCACCCCGAGACTGGAGATGGCGTCCCAGGTAATGGTGGCGAGCTTGGCAACAAACTCGCCGACCGCAGTACCGGCGTCGATCACTGCCTGTTTGAGCGTCTGCCATCCTGATACGTCAGGCGCCGGTGGGGGCGGTGTAGATGCCAGTTGCTGGTTCTGCGCCTGTATCCTTTTGAGAATCTCCTCATATGAGGTGTACCCCTGCGTAGCTTGCTGCGCTCCCTGCGCGCCGGCCTGCCCAGCCTGCTGCGCTGATTGCCCGGTCTGCTGAAGTGCCTGATCGGTTGCTCTGATGACCTCGGCCATCCCGGTGAAAGGATTGCGCACCAACTGAAGTTGCTGCCCCGTCGTCGCAGCCGCCTGCCCGGTTTCCTCGACCGCTTGCGTTGCTTTCTTCGCGTCACCGAAAATACTCTGCAGAATCTGTGAAACCTTGCCCGAAATAGTCAAACTCTTCAAAGCATTCCCTAATGCCAGCACATCATTCCCCGCCGTTTTTAACGACGTTATGCTGAACTCTTGCGTCAACAATCCTTTTAATTCTTGGAAAGCGCCCTTAAGTCCATTGAACCCGGACTGCAAATTTTTCACTTCCGCAATGAGGGCTTGGAAGATTGGCGTTGCTAGCGGCGCCGCCACCGTGGTCTTGAATTCGTTCCACGTATTGCTGAGTTGATTGAGCGTCTGCTGATACTTGGCCGCCTCTACGATTTGTTGTTGTGTCGCTGGAGTAATCAAGCCAAGGGCGGTCGCGAAGTTCTGTGCACTTATTGTTCCTGTTTGCAGGCCCGCAATCACTTGGGCGCCAAGCGTATCGCCCAGTTTCTGCATTGCCAGGTTGGTTCGTTCAGCCCCATCCGGCATGCGCTCTAATTGGGCAATGAAGCGCTGCAATCCCGTGACGACATCAGTCGGGAAAAAGTCCTCGGACAGCGTTTGCTTTAGCTTCTGCAAACCGGGAAGGATCGCATCGGAAGATATGCCGGCTTGCAGGAGGGCTTTCTGCAACTTGTCGAAATTCTGGGCGGTCAAATCCAGGCTTGCCGATGATGCAGTGAGTTTGTTGAGTGCATCGGCCGAGCTATCTCCAAACTTTAAGAGAGCCCCTGCCACAACACCGACTGCAATCCCGATTGGCCCCAATGAACGCGCAAGAATGCCCAGCGGCCCGAGCGACCTTGTCATCTTGGCGCCCATTCTCACGGCAGCAGTACCAAGTGTATCTAATGTCGCAGTGGCTCGTGTCGCCGCTAGCGACAGGCCGTCGAAGCCTACGCCAATGATACTTGCCGTCTGGGACAGCGGATCGAGAAGGCCCTTTGCTTCGCCTGCGCTCCCGGCCACGCCATCGAGAGAGGCCTTGGCTTCATCGGCACCCTCAACCCCGACTTTCACCGTCGCATCAACTTTGCCCAGTTCCTCTGCCGCAACCTTTACCTCGTCGATACTGGTCTTGGTCTCGTCGGCGCCTTCAGCTTTGACATCCACCGTTGCATCGGTCTTGCCCAACTCCTCTGCTGCAGTCTTAAGGCCGTCGACACCGCCGACAATCTCCTCGAGCGTCTTGCGGACATCGTCGCCGCCTTCAAGCTCAATCTCGACCGAAATTTTGTCTACCATGGCGTGTTACGTGTCCTTGAAATGCTTGCTGAACAGTTCGCGGAATTTCGCCACGTTTTCCCTGACGATCTCGCCTATGCGGAACTTCTTCGGGATGCGCACCGAGGGAACACCGATGTAGAGCGGCTTGCGGTCGCGGTCCTTGTCGTTGGCATCGAACAGCATCGGCTGACCGCGCACGGTTGCCGAGGTGAGTTTCTTGCCCGACCGGCTGGCGCGCGGGCCGCCTTCCTGGGTTGGTATCCACAACAGCGGCTTACCCTGGATGGTTGCGCCGTGCTCGAACACCCCGGCAATACCGAACTTATGAAAGACGATGGCTTTGGCCTGAAGCGATGGCTCACCGTCTTCCACCGCATCCTTCGTCCGGTATTGCAGTCCGCTCTGCCATTTCGGCCCGAACCTGCCGGCGGCGTCCGCGATATCGCTGCGCCCTTCCTGCACCGCATTAGCGGCCGTCTCGCGCAGAGCCGCGACCGCAGCCGTGGCCACCAGCCGTTGCTTGTCGCGGATCATCTTGACCGCGGCCGGTGCGTCGGCCTTAAGATCAAACTTCATTCCGCCAATTCCTTGCGCATCTTCTCGATCCCCTTGCTGTCACCCTGCGCGCCGACAGCTGCGATCATCAGATCGTACGAGCGTTCAATGCGCTCGATCCTGTCACTAAATTCGAGATAGGCTGCGATCTGCCGCGGCGTCAGCGTCATTGCATGGTCGGGTGAGAAGCCGCGTCGGACGAGGGCGGTGATATTGATGGCGATCGCCTCAAGCGTACTCTGTAGACCTTTGCGTCTTCGCTGGCCCCGCCGATCAGGCTCGTCAGTTCCTGAACGAAGGAGCCAATCCCGTTTGGGAATGTCAGCCCAAAGATTGCCCGCAGAAACTTGAGCTGCTGTTCCGGTAGGAGCTTGGCGCCGAGGCGTTCGTATTCCTCGTCACCGAGATGCCCGCATCCGGCTGCGATGATAGGACCAGCAGCCGCGCCACATCCCGCAATCATGCGCAGAACAATATCGCCGCCGACATCACCGCTCGCAAGCGACATCAATCCCGGAAACCGCGCGACAATAGACGCGATGGCATCGACGGAGATGCCATGCACTTTGACCCGATGCTCGCCTATCTTGACGACCTCGACCGCCGTCGAAGGCGCGATGTCCAGAAGGTCTGCCATGCTTTACCCCGTCGCCGTTTCATCGCGGATCGTCCAGACGCCAAAGAAGCCGTTGGCATCCTTCTGCACCTCGGCCTCGATCTCGATCACCGTGAAGTCGTCGGCATCCGTGATGAAACTAAAATCACCAGACGGGACGAACGAGACAGTCGCGAGGAAGTCGACCTGCTGGCCAATGTCATTGGTGCCGACAACCTTGATCTCGCCGGTAAACTCGGTCTTCGACAGGCCGGACAACGTCATGTTGCCGTCGGTATCGGTGCCCTGCTCAGCGAGCGCGAAGAACGCCAGGTTATTGCCGGTGATCTCGTCGAGCGTCATCTTGATCGTGGCACCGGCCTGAGTGATGGCGGTGAAGTCCTTGGTCTTGATGCCCTCACGCGAGGAGAAGTGCTCCTTCTTTTCGACCTCCGGTGTGTAGACGAACGACGGCGCATTGCCGAGATCGGTGAAGGTCGATCCGCCGGCTTCCTTGAACGACACTACGCCTTTGCCGATGTGGTAGTTCTGAACGTTGGGTGATGTGGGCATGGCAGTACCTTTCCTTTCCTAGAGTTCTTCCGGCCGCATGGAATACTTGAACAAGAATTGCGCCTTCAGTGCCCCGTGCAGCGAGCGCATCCAGCCGACATCGGTCTGGCATCCCAGATAGCGGATCGCACCGTTTCCGTTCCGCCCGGTCTTCACAATCTGATCGTTCAGCGCGGTATCGAACAGCACCCGCTTGATTAGTTCGCGCCGCATGACGCTGAGATTAGACCCGACCAGATCGGCCTGATCCGCGATGATGATCTCGGGCATGAACTGGACGACGGTCGGCCGATGAGCCGGACGCATCGACAGGTCGGTAGCGTCGTTGGTTTCCTCGTCACCATCGAGCACGATCGCGGCCGGCAATTCGGTCTCGTCGATGTTGAGATTGTTACGATAGGCCGAACGGATATTCGGGATGGTGGCGACCACCACGAGCAACCGCGCCAGGATGTCCTCGCGAACATCGACCATCACCCGGCGGCCTTCATCAGCAGGAACCGCACCTCGCCGAGGTCTTCGCCGTTCGGACTACCCTGCACCGGCGCCTCGCGCACGATCCAGCTTCGTCCGTTGAACGTCAGCACGGCACCAATGCATTCGCCGACCGCAATTCCATTCGCGGTAAGCTCGGGGATGCGAGCATAGGCGCCGGGGCCGACGCTGCTCGTCTCCACGCCGCCGCTTGTCTGCGTCTTCGACCGGGTCTTGTCGATCACGGTTAGTGCGATCTCGCCCGCTGTTCCGATGGTCAATGTCGCCGGCACGCCGAGCACGGCATAGATTGGATCGTAGAGGTCCGCGCTAAAGTCGATCATCGCCAGCCCTTCGGAATGCGAACGCGCCGATGTCCTCTCGGCCGAGTTCGGTCTCGACGTTGCTTTCCGACACCAGCGCGAAGCCACACAGCTTCATCGCAAACACCAGACCGTCGCGGGTGAAGTACCAGCAATGCTCGTCCGGCTTGAAATGCTTGGAGCGCAGCGCGTGCTCGGCGTCGCGGAAGATCGGCAGCGAGAGGAACACCCACTCGCGCACGTTGGCGAGCAGTGACTGGAAGTCTGGGATGTGCTCGATCACGTCCCACAGCGTCACCGCATCGAACGCGACCAGATGCGGATCGACCAGCAGCATGCGTTGCTCGAGCCAGGCGAGGCCGGCCGGGTTAACATCGTAGCCGTAGGTCGAGCGCCCA